CTTTTAAAAGATCAAGAACTTGTTCGTGAGTCATTGAAGAATCTGTAGGGTGAAGTGGATTTTCAGCTGAAAAAATGAAATGAGGGAGCTTACCATGAATCGCATGGTCTTCTTCTTTTTTCCAAAGATCTGTGGTTTCAGTTTGTTTTTTCTGAATCTTAATGTTTTGTAATACTTTTTTATACATAGTTACCTATATTATATCATATGTTGGTCATAAAATACTTGCTATGATAAACAGCCTTGATTCTTTTTAACATCATATCTCTTTTTGCCAAAAGAATATCTATCCTGTTTTGGTAAGATGTTGGACCTAGACCAGAGCTAGATTGAGATATTGAATCTTGAGACAAAGCTTGCGATGTAAATTGAATTTGGTTTTGTTTGGCACTTAATATCTCCATCGCAGCTGTCAAACCAATAAGGTCATTTACAACAACTGGTAATTTACCATCTTCTTTACAAACACCAGAAGTATAGGTTATAGACCAAAAAGCTGGTAACCATTTGTAATTACTAAGAGATTGTAAGAAAATTAAAGCACCGTCTGGAGCACCTTGGGCAATTGTCCCTGAAGTACCAAAAACTGTAAGGATAGGTAATAGGTTTATCTGCCCTTTATGTGCAAATCCCATTTCGATCCAATCTGCAGGTAATCTATATATTTCTTGACCATTGGAGCTTTCAACTGCCATTTGAGTTATGTTCAAGACTGGCTTGTGGTTAGTTTTAATGTGTAAAAAGTTTTTATAAAGAGAAGAGTCATAAGGGACTCTTTCTTTGTGAACGACCTTGGTAAAGTTTATACCACTCATAATTTCCATTTCGTTCATGGCAAGCATAATTTCTTGTTTTAGCTCTTCTTCTGTATAGTCATCTAAAGATATACCGTGTAAATATCTAGATTTTAACAGTTCTGGAGTGATAGTTGTTTCTATCCTAGTCATAAGACCAGAAGTTTCCAGAGCTTCTACAGGATATGCTTTTTGTTCCCTGTCTTTTGAGTCAGTATAGTCAGCCATTTCTAGCAACCCCCTGCATTTAAGAGATTAACCTTAATTGCTTGTGTGATCAGAAAAGATTTAACAACCCCACCTTCTGTAATATTAATTATCATATTACCTGCAGCAGGTATTTGGTCAGATGTCAAGTCAAATTTCCAAATACTTTTATCATCTGGGAAAGGTTGTGTTCCTGAGATTGTGAACTCCTGAGCATCGTCAATATTTAAAAATTGAGCTTCAACACCCAAAGCAGGGTCTTCAGATATATACCTAATAGGATACTGGGCAAATGCTGAAGATTGTTCAGGACTTGCTTTGGTACTCCAATCTAAGTTAACTAGCTGAATATACATAGTATTAGCCTGACCTTCTGATATATTTGCTTGATTAGCGTGTTGCCAGTGGTTTACGTCTACTACATTTTTCATTATTTTGGCAGATAGGTACATAAAAACCCTCCATAAGTTATTAATATAGGTTAAAGATTGTCATTTTGTGGTATTATCTAGTATGAGAAAAAAACTGAATGTATTGTCTATTGACGGGATTGTAGGTGTTGGTAAGACTACTCAGATAAATATGGTACGTAACCTATTGAAAAGAGAGGGTATTGATAGCAAAACCTTTGACTTCCAAAAACAAATTTCAGCATCTGATTTGAAAGAAAAACTCCTAACCGTTTATAATTACATTAAAAATAACCAAGACACCGTAGTTCTTTTAGATGGATCTGTAGCTACAACCATATCTCAAGATTACACTAATATGATGAATTACGAACAAATATATAAAAAGTATAAAGAATCTATACAAATATATGAGGATATGAATTCTAAGTTTAATTTCGTAAATTTTATACTAAGCCCATTAGATATAAACATGTGTGATAGTAGATTGGTCAGAAAAAGTAATTTATTTAAGACAAGTCTGGAGATAATAGAAAACAAAAGTCAATTAAATACCCTCAAAGATGCCTTGAAGAACTTTCAAAATTTACCGTTTAATTGGAATATATCTTTCAATGTTCTAGATATAGATGAGGGTGATAGTATAATGACTATTCACAGTTCAATACTAACTCACATTAAAAAAGAATACCAAATAGTAAAGCCCTCTATGTGAGGGCTTACTGTTATTTCTTCTTTTCTTTTTTAACTTCTTTTTTAACTTCTTTTTTAACTTCTTTTTTAACTTCTTTTTTAACTTCTTTTTTCTTTTCAGTTTTTTTGACTGGTAAAGAGGCTAATTTTCTCATTTTATCTGATTTTTTCATTTTTACTCCTCATTTGTTTTTTAGTCTGCAGTTAAAGTTGGTCCAGATACTGTCATACCCACTCCACCAGCAGCATCGTTATACACCATTGTTACTGCACCAAAAGCATCACCTGGGTTGACCTCTGTTGCATTTGCGGTAATTGTAATGACTGGACCTACGGCTAAGGCTGTAACACCTTGTACTCCAGCTTGAATTGCTGAAGCAAGTGAGTTTGCCGTAGCATCGTTAGTTGTAGCAGCAAACCACTGTATACCTTCTAAGTAAGTCCCACCATCAACTGAAACTGAATCCGCACTTAAATCAGCAAAACTTGTAATAGTCATTGTACCTGAAAAAGTAGCTGCTGATGGTGATGTTGAAATACTAGATGCTGACGTTATCGCTACATTTATCTTGTCAGATATACTTTTTGCAACACTTCTGTTAGCACAAGCAACTACTAGATACTCTGTAGCTTCTTTACTAAGTGGTGATAGTTTAGATTGAGCTACAGCTAATGCTACGTCATTTGCATCAACTTGATGCTTTAGACATTCAACTATAACTTCTAATTGACCTGCAATTTCCTTACCGTACTTACGACTAGTTAGGGCTACTACTAAATACTCTTCAATTTCTTTTGATTCTTTTTTAGATGGTTTGATGATGTCTAAAATAGCTTGTGCTGCAGCTGCATCGGCTGGTGCAGTGTCAATTACTCTAGCCACAATCTCACTTGCAATTCTTTCGTTTGAAAGAGCAACTGTTAAGATTACCTCTTCACTTTTACTAATCATTTTATTCTCCTATAGAACAGATTATTCTGTAACGCTTATGCGTACTATTAGGTTATAGATTATTGTTATTAACAATCTATCCAATATTTTAACAACATATTTTTTTCTATCGATACGTGAAGTTTATCCTTAACTTCGTTAGGGTCTTTGTATTCCCAATCATCACACTCTTTATCTGGATCTTTAGATACATCAACTTTTTGTTCAGGATCTACAGTAACTTCAAAAACGTAAATCATCATATCACCGTCTTTTCCGACTTTAACTAATTTAGTATCTGTAGCGTCTAGTCCTGTTTCTTCTTTTAACTCTCTAATAGCACCGACATAGGGACACTCTCCCTTATCTAGGTGACCGCCTGGGTTTGTCCATAGATCGTTATCGTTTCTCTTGCCCATAAGTACATTGTCTTGCCAATCTTTTACTAGACAAACAGCAACTCTTTTAGTTCTTTCTTTTGCCATTAACAGACACCTTTTTCAGTATCTTCGTCTTCTGATTTTTTCTTTAAGATTTTTTTAGACTTTTTAACACAAGAACCCTTACTGTAAGCTTTTTTGCCTTTAGCAGGTTTGTAGCCATCCCAACACCTATCATCTTCTGATGCTGCAAGATTTGGCATTATATCTGTCTCGGTCTGATCACTAGAATCTTTCTTCCCACCTTGAATCAATCCTAATCTACCTCTTTTAGGTCTATTACCGTGGTCTGTAGACAATTTAGGCTCAGATCCGGCAGGTGCTTTGGGTTTAGGCATAGTTCTAAGTCCGTCAGCTGTGAATTTTTCTTTGGTTTTAGGTTTGAAGTTGTCAGCTCTTTCGGCTCTAGCTTGTACTTTTTTCTGTCTACTCATTCCCCTATCTACCAATGCCTTTTCCAAAGACATTTCCTTCTTTTTTTCTTGCATATAAGAAAAAGTTTTAGCTACAGCTTCAACTTCAGTCTTACTCATAGATGGAGATTTTTCTTGAATTATCCTTATAATATCGTCTTTCTTTTCAAACCTTTGCCAAGAATCTTCAGCAAGGTATTTGAGTATATGCTCTTTCTGCAATGCAGCACCACCAACCATACTACTTGGAGCACCTAAACCACAAGATGCCGTGATAGCTTTCCTTACATTTGATGTAAAAAAATCCTTACTACTTCTCTGGTTAACTCTTTTCTTTTGGTTGACGTTCTTTTTTCTATCTATAATTTTCTTTTGATTGACGTTCTTTTTTCTATTAATATTTCTGGTTTTACTGTTAGTTTGGTAATTATGTACATCTTCAGATTTAAAAAATTCAACCTCAATTTCTTCACTTTTCTTAAATTTACCTAGTATCTCTTTAATATCAAATGTGCTTTTTTCTTTAACTTCTTTTGATGGGTTATCTAATTGTTCAGCTTGAGCCATCTTATTACAGGGAGTTAGGGTAACAGTTACCTTTCTAGCTATACAGTTGGTAATATTTGAACCTTCTTTACCTAATCTAGAACCCTCAATTGAAAAATTAATTAGCTTTTTTGTTTTAGTATCGTCTACATTCTTATCGTATCTAGCCATTGCAGCTACATCGTTAGCTCCTATATGGTTAACACTGTCAAATAGTTCACCCATTACATAAATAAAGGGCATCTTTACTTTATCCCAAAAAAACTTGTGATGTTTGTTTTCACAATCGTCTTTAGTTAGTATTTTTTTAGCCTCTAGTATTTTACCTACAATTTGAGAAGCTTGCTTACTTTCATGTTCAAAGTTAAACACACCGTCAAGAGTTAGTGAACTTACATCCACTCCAGAAATGATAATTCTCTCACCACTCGAATCTATATGTTGAGAAGCTGCAATACCGTGTATAAATGTTCCGTGTTTTCTAGTCATATTTAGCCAGTTTTAGTTGATAGCAATAGGTACTTTATAGATTGCTATTTACACTGTTTTTTATTGAAAATAATAGGTTGGGAGACAAAACGCCTTTAAGTACTTGTTTTTACTTAAAAGCTAGTAAAAACGGTAATTTATAACTTATATGCCAGTAATTTCACTGGTAACTATTAACACCAATATATGGAGGAAATTATGGCAAAATCTACAGCCGTAGCTGAGGCACACGTAAGAGAGCTTAAAGATAAGCTTGAGAGACGTGGCTTTACTGTATCAGAGGAAAAAGTTAATGGGTATCCTAAACTAGTTCTTAACACTGACGAAGCTTCAATTTTTATTGAACAAGAAAGTGCAGTGTCTAAAGATGTTTTTGGAAATGACCTTGATGCTTACACACCTCATAGACTATCTTACTCGTCAAGAGCAGATGCAGTCGATGCACTAGTATCAGCTAAGATCATGATCGAGATCGGAAAGATCGGAATGAAGATGATCATTAAAACACACCCAACAGACCTTGCACTTGCAGAAGCTAGTGATGGTGAGTCTATTGAGTATAGCGATAGAATGAAGACAAAGGGAATTTAATTTTAACTACTAATTAAAGGAGTAACCATGAATTTTAATGAAAAAGACATGGCAAAGCTTATTAGTGAGGTTGAAGTAGAATTCAAACAACACCTAGCTAAAGCTGAGCAAAGTATTGATGAAGAGGTTTCTATTGAAACTCCTGAAGCTAATGCTAATGAAGAAGTTTCTTTGGCTAAGTCAGAAGAAGTAGAGTACGAGTATGATGAGAGTGATATTACAGAAATGAACAAGATGTACGCATCTATGAACAAGTCTGAAAAAGAAGCTCATTATAATTCAATTAAGTCTACTCTTTTTACTGAAGAAGAAGCTCCAAGTGAAAACTTGAAAAAGTCTGAAGTTGTAACTAAAGAAGTTATCGTTGAAGATGAAGAAAAAACTCTACTTAAGTCTGAAAGAGATACGATTAACGATAAGTTAGCCAAGTCTGAGCAAGAAAAAGAAGAGCTTAAGAAGAATTTTGAAATGTTAACAGAAGTAGTTACAAAAATGGTCAAAAGAGCACCTGCTCGTAAGGCTGTTACTAAGATCGGTAACGTTCAGGTATTAAAAAAATCTGAAGAAGAAGTTACAGAAATTAAGGCTGATGAAGTTGACTATTCAAAACTTAGCAGAAAAGAAATTAACAATGTTTTAGTACAAAACATGAGAAATGGAAAAATCGCTAAGAGTGAAGACAGACAGAAAGTTACACAATATTGCCATAAAGAAATTGATCTAGACGCAATTAAACATCTATTATAGGAGAATAAAATGTCAGATAAGTTAAACGATTTGATGAAAGCTCTAGAAGCAGGTCAATACAACGCTGCTCCAGAGTCACTAGTCCAAGGTTCGGCATTACAGGTAGAAGATCTATCACCTGTAATGGAGAATGTAACATTTGATGATTCACACATCAAATTACAAAAAATGTTGAAGGTTGAAGATGCTAAGTCAACTTTGATTCAATTCAACAGACAGCTAGATTACGGTGTTTTCGGAGGTTCTGCCCAGTTAGAAGGTGGAATTGGTGAAGAAGATACATCTAACTACGCTAGAGCTATCGTGCCTATGGCATACTACTCTACAGTTAGACGTGTAACTGTTGCTGCTAACATGATTGGTGCTTTTGACGGTAAACAAGCCGAGTCTAGAGCTTCTGATGATGCTGCAATGAAATTAGCTGGGGATATCGAATTTGATTCGTTCCGTGGAGCTTCAGATTTCTCAAATGCTGGTGTATTTGATGGTAATCCAATTGCTTCTGCTGCAATCCCTAACATGAGAGGAGTTGATACTCAAATTAGAGAGTCAGACGCTATCTCAAATACTCAGGATTTAATGTTCGCTGAATATGGTTCTGATCAGTCTGTAATCGTATCTGTAAACGGTACTCTTACTCAGTCTTTTATTGAAGATGCTGCTGTTAAATCAGCAATGCAACATGGTTCTGCTGACAAGCTTTTACTAGACCCAATTTCTTTGAGTCAGTATAATAAGATTGCTCACGCAAAAGAGAGAATTATGCTTGCTGGATCTCCACAAGACGCTTCAGGTGCAAACCTAAGAACACAATGGACATCTTCTGCTTTAGTTTCTATGGAAGCTTCAAGATTCTTGTCTGGAAAGACTAGACCTGCAAGAGCAAGAGCTGGTTCTCCAAGTGCTCCGGCTATCTCTGGTGCTTCAGGTTCAAACGGTGCTTCATCTCTAGAAGCTGGTACTTATAGTTACTATGTAACTTCTGTAACAGAAAGAGGCGAGTCTGTTAAGTCAACTGATGTTGCTCAGGTTGTTGCTGACGGTGAAGCTACTACTATCACTATCACTCCTTCAGTTGGATCTAAATTTCACAACGTGTATAGATCAGAAGCTGGTGGATCTGCCTCAACTGCAAAGTTTGTTGGTAGAGTTAAAGATAGCGGTGCTGCTACTACTCTTTTTGTTGACCTTGGAAATAGAGAGCCTGGTTCTGTAACTGGTTTCCTTTTACAGTCAAACACAATGGGTCTTCACCAATTGTCTGCTTATAGTAAGTTAAAGCTTGCTATCAATGACTTAAGTCTTCCTGAAGCTCACTTCAGATTCTTATGTCTTGCTGTTAAGCAACCAAGAAAGAATGTTCTTTTAGAGAATATTTCTGGACAACTTTAATCTTTAGATTACAAGTTTTATTAAAGCCCTTCTTCGGAAGGGCTTTTTTTTTGTGGTATAATAGAGTATGACTAGTAAAAGAAAATGCATTTATACCGATGAAGAAGCTACTGCTCTAGATAAGGTAGTACCTAAAAACGGTGGTGATGAGGTACATAATTGGTCTAATAGTGTTCCATGTAGCCAAGAGTATAAAGACAAAAAAGGCAACAGTCACCCTACAGAGTTAGAGGTTAGAACTAATAGAGCTTTCAAGATGCTAGAATTAGCTAAATTAGATGTTGTTTATTGGGAAAGAGAGTTGAAAAAGCTTCAAAGTCAAAACAAACCAAAAAAATCCAAAAATCAAGAAAAAATCAAGAAAAAAGAGATAAAGCTTGCTGAGAAAGAGCAAGAGATAAAAGAGATACCTATTGAAAAGGTATTAGAAGAAAGAAAAAAGATAAAAAAATATTCTGGTAGGTAATTATGTCAAATATCAATAGTCGCAGAAACAGTATGGATGTTGATTCCTACATTAACGCTTCAACAAAAAAGATAAAAATCAAAGGCTACAAGAGATGGAAAGCAAATGGTAAAAATTACTTAATCCATGCTGATGAGACATATATTTATGGGGATGATGGTATTTCGAGTGTAGACCTTAAGATAGGTATCAACAAAGAAAGTGATAATTTTCACAATTATAACAACTTTGACAGTGGTTGTGTGGATTAGTTGTTTACTTTTTGATTTTTTGTGATATATTAAAAATATAAATCTACAGGAGAAAATATGTCAGAAAACAAAAGCGGTCATTTCAAAGTAATCAAAGTAACCAAACTAGATGAAATATCTACAGAATATCAAAAAAATAAAAAAAACTTCCAAATACCTGAATCAGATCTAACTATTCAGACTGATACCGAACTGATTCAATTTGAATACAAAGACGTTGATGACAAAGAAAGACAAAAATTTATAATTAAAGAAGGTTGTTTTAACACCACTAATACTAATATGGGTGTTATTTTAGAAAAATTTAAACTAAGAGACTATAAGTTACTAAAAACCATTGATAATACTTCAATGATTATAGCTGAAAAGAATAAGTTTTTTAATAGACTCGATGTATATAAGGAACTTAAAAAAGAACCTAAAAGAGCTATATTACTGTGTTCCCCACCAGGTGTGGGTAAAACTGCAGCAATCAATACTGTATGTAAACAAGCTATGGAAGAAGAAGGTACTGCCATTATTATTTGGGATACTTCTGAGATTAGAGCTACCGATATTAGTAAATTCTTTACAAACGGATCTCAATTTGACAAAAAAGTAAAAAAGCTCATCATGGTTATCGAAGATGTTGAGGGTGGTACTTCTGAGGAAAATTACGGAGCTAGAAGTGCAAACTCTTCTCTACTTAATTTCTTAGACGGTGTTGGCTCTCCATTTAAGGGCGTTCCAACATTTATTATTGCTACTACAAACAACCCTGAACAATCAGTTGGTGCTCTCATTGACAGACCAGGCAGGTTTGATAAGGTATTAGAGCTTAAAACACCTTCTGCAAGGGAGTGTAGGGACTTACTCAAATTTATCCTTGGAATTGAAGAGTTAGATGATTCTCAAGTAGAAGCTGCAAAGCTTTCAGCTAAGAATGAATTTTCAATTGCACATGTTCAAGAAGCTGTTGTTAGGTCTAAACTTGAAGACATATCTATCCTTGAAGCTACAGAACAACTTGTAGATCACAAGAAGAGATTTAAAGAAGCCTTTTCTCAAGCTGCCAAGGGCGGTGTTGGGCTAATGGCTTAGTATGAAAACTAGGATAGTAACTATATCAGATACGCATGGCTTGCACTACAATATGGATATTCCAATGGGGGATATACTTATATGTTCTGGAGACTTTACTAATATAGGTACTTCTAGAGGTATATATGACTTTCTAGAATGGTTTGGTGATTTACCTCATTACAACAAGATACTTATAGCTGGTAATCACGACAAAGGCACAGATCCGACATTCAAAGATCGTGTTGTGTACGAAGGTACTTTAGATTTTTTTCGTGAGATGATTAAAAAACACGATATTCTATATTTAGAAGACAGCTCCTGTGAAGTATACGCTAACGATGGTAGTGTTATTAAAATACACGGATCTCCAGTTACACCTACGTTTGGTCGTGGTTGGGCTTGGAATAGAGATAAAGAACAAATCAAAAAACATTGGGACTTAATATCTGACGATGTAGATATCTTAGTAACACACGGTCCTTCTTATGGCTATGGTGATAGGGTAGTTCGTAGCAACGAAAGGGTTGGTTGTGAGTCCCTATCAAAGAAAATACTAGAAGTCAAGCCTAAAATGCACGTATTTGGTCATATTCACGAAGATAGAGGTGTTTTCCTAGACAAAGACAACGGGATTACCTATGTCAATACATCCAGTTTAAATTTAAGATACAGCCCTTACAATAGGGATTTTTACGTGTTTGATTGGGAAAAAGTACAAACATGCACATCAGAAGGATTTGATGATGAATAAAGATGATGAGTGGAAATGTTGTGATTGTCCAAAAACTAAGGCTTCTAAGCATGATGAGTTATGGTCATTTACTAAATATGGAAATAATCTAGATAAGAAAGAGGATGCTATTTTAGGTAACCACAGGTGTGAAAAGCACTTTCTTGAGAAACAAAAAGAATTATCCGAAAAATAAATCAATTTTGACATTTTTTTTGTGGTATATGTTAACTATACATAACAACCCAATGGAGAAAATATGTCAACAAAGAAAGTAAAAACACCTGCAAAAATGTTCACTAGTAACCCAAGTTATTTAGAGGATAAGGTAGTTACTACTATCGACAAGATCGCTAATATTGTAGGGTCTTCTCTAGGACCAGGTGGTAGAAACACAATTATCGAGTCTGACTTGCCAGGTATTCCCAATAAAAATACTAAAGATGGAGTGTCTATATTTAGATCTTTAGGTTCAGACGATGCTTATGAGCATCTAATTATAGAGCAAACCAGAGACGTTGCAATTAGAACAGTTAATGAAGCTGGTGATGGAACTACTACTGCTACCATTATTTCTGCAGCTTTGATTAAAAATCTATTTAATTTTTGTAGAGAAAATAGAAAGTATAGTCCTCAAAAAGTTACTAGAAAAGTTAGTCAATACCTTAAGGAAGAAATCATTCCTTATATCGATAGTAACTCTATTAAAATTACAAATAAAAACAAAAAACTACTTGAAAAAGTAGCTAAGGTATCTGCCAATGGTGATGAAGAAATGGCTAAGGCTGTTATGGAAGCCTTTGAGATTACAGGAATCTCTTCTAGTTCACACGTTACTATTCAAGAACTATCTGGTCCAAGTGGAAACTACGAAGTCTCTAAAGTAGAGGGGTTTCCTATCGATAGAGGCTATGAAGAATCTATTGGTAAATTCCACCCTGCCTTTATTAACGATAAGGGTCATCAAAGGTGTAGTTTAGAAAAACCACTATTTATCTTATTTGACGGTAGTCTTACTGATTACTCTCAAATCCACCCTCAACTTTTTGCTATCGGTAATGCTTGGGTAAGTGGAGATTCAGAGTTTAAAAATGTAGTTATTGTGGCTCACAGTTTCTCAGACCAAGTACTTACACAACTGTCGTTTAACTTTCCAAACCCAGGCACGATCAACGTTGTACCACTTAAAACACCTATAAGTCAAATTGTCAACTCTCAATTGAACTTCTTACTGGATCTATCTGCCTTTACAGGTGCTAAGATATATGATGTCCAAAATCCACTAAGTAACTTTACTGAGGATGATTGGGGCGAGGGTGTAGAAAAAATTGATATTTATAGGTTTAGAACTACAATTGTAGGAAATCCAGATGAAGTTAATTTAGAAGTTAGAGCAGATGAAATAACTACTCAAATTGAACAGTCTGAATCTAAGATTGAAAAAGTTCTCCTTGAAGAAAGACTAGGTAAATTAACAAGTGGTATTGCTCAATTAAAGATATATGGATCTTCAAATGGTGAGCTAAAGGAAAAGGCAGATAGAGCAGAGGATGCTGTGTGTGCTGTAAGGGCTTCTATTAATGAGGGAATACTGCCAGGCGGTTGCAGGGTTTTAGTAGATCTAGGTTTAAAATTTATTAATTCAGAAGACGATGTAGCTAGAGATGTTATAGCACCATCACTTTTTGCACCTTTCTATAAGCTTTTTGAGAATGCTGGGTATACTGACGAAGAGGTTGAAGAAATCTTAACTGAAATGATCAGTAAACCTAAAAAGGTATACGATGTTGAAAACGGTATTTTTGGAGATCCTAAAAAACTAGGTATATTTGACGCTGCATTGGCTGTAAAACAGGCTTTGACAAATGCTGTGTCTATTTCTTCTGTTATGGGTACTTTGGGTGGAATTGTTTGTTTCCCTAGAGATGGTCAGTTGGAAAGACAAGAAGCTAGAGACCTTCAAAGTTTTAACAGAACATTAGATAACGCTGAAAATTTTGTCAATGAAGCAAATGAGAGAGGTTAAGAATGAAGAAATTAATTAGAAAATGGCTAGGAGTACCTAGCGCAGAACAAGTGGAGAAGTTTAATGAAGAGTCGTTTATGATTCATGGAAAGCTAGATCAAGCTAGAGAATTAGTACTCTTATCGATGAGCGATATGGATACACTAAAAAAAGATATGCATACTCTATATAGAGAACTTGAGGGTGATATTAGAAATGTCAAGTCAAATGTTAAGCAGATTAAACCTGTATTGAAAGTAGAAGATCCTGAAGCTATTAGTTTTATTAAGGGAATCTTATCTAAGCACGATAGGGAAATAAATATTCAACAAAGTGAATTGACTGAAAAAATGTTTGCCTACAACACACTATCAAACAAAGTTAACAATATGGTTATTAATTCAGAAAACGCCCTAACAAAGGCTGAAAGATCCACTGAAAGAGTTGAGAATTTATTTAGAAATCTCGGTCTTCAAGAAGAGGATATAGATAAATATTCTGGTCAGGAAGTAATGTTAGCAATAAAATCCATGATACTGAGTAAGTTAGAAGATAACTCTACACAAATTGACTAATAAATAGTATGCAAAACGAATCGCAAGTAGAATTCAAATCAAAGTGTGAAAACATTTTAAAACCTCTCAATTCTGCAGAAGAGTTGAGAGATTGGATACTTGTGTATTTAGATCTAGACTTTCCATACGGTACTGTTTACCCTACATCTACTCACGGTCCAGTAGAGGCTATGTGGAGAATATATGAGTTGATGAGGACTGGGCAAAACGAACACATCCCACAAGTCTGTATGTTAGCCTCTCGTGACTCGTTTAAGACACTTGGGGCAGCGGCTCTTGAAGTGCTTTGTATGTTACACTTTAGAATCAGTATGGCTCATATGGCGGCAATTACTTCACAATCAGCCAAGGCTATTCAGTATATCAATGCTTTTTTACGAAGTACTAGACCTTATTTGGAAGCTAACGGTTGGCGAAAATCTTCTGACAATAAGAAGATGGTAGCTTGGCTGACTGATAAAGATCAAGAAATCTATATCCGAATCGTTATTGCAACTATCGCAGGTGCTAACTCAGAGCACGTTCCTATGTTATTTATTGACGAAGTTGACGTTGTTCAAGATCCAAGAGCCTTAAAAGAAGCCAAGATGATCCCTTCTGTTTATGAAGACTACTATCCATTAACTGTATACCTATCTACTCGTAAGTTTGCTGGTGGACTTATGGAAAAGACGCTTAAACAAACTATCGATGCTGGTGGTGAAATTTTGCGTTGGAATATTTTAGATGTAACTGAAAGAATTACTCACGAAGAGGCTAAGGTAGATGAACCTAAACAGATTAGATATCTAGCTAGAGATCTCCCTATGGAGTCTATCTTACAAGAGGCTTGGGAAGCACTGCCTGAAAAAATACAGACTAAATACGAACGTTTTGAAGCTTATGCTGGAATTGCAGATCATCCATTTTTACCAGTTATGAAGAACTATCTAGTAGATAGACCTCAAGACAATGTTGGTGGTCTATTTAAAAAACTATCAGCAACCCTAAATAACTTTAGACAGATTGAGCCAGATATGGCAAACGCACAGTTACTATGTAACAAGCCATCTTCAAGTGGTTTAGTGTATCCTAGATTTGACGAAGCTAAAAATGTACTCACTGTCCAAGATGCTTGGGAAAAAATATCTGGTGTTGATAACCCTTGTGATTTTAATAATCTTAAACAGTATTTGATTGACTTAGGTATTGAGTTTATTGGTGGAGCTGACTGGGGTTTTACCGATTGTACTAGTTTAGTTGTATTTGCATTACTGCCTGGTGGTGAGATATGGCACATGGATTCTATGGTCATGCCTGGTCTTGAAATAGACGATATTGTAAAATACGGAAAAGAAATGCAAGACACTTGGGGTGTTAGTAAGTGGTATTGTGATCAAAACTATCCTTCTTATTTAAAGACACTTAAGCGTAAAGCTAATATGAATTGTGTTAAGTTTAACAAAGATGTTGCTGCTGGAATTTCTGCACTACAAGCAAAATGTGTAGACAGCGCAAATGTTAGAAAATACTTTATACTAGATACGCCAAACAACCACCAAGTAAAAGAAGCTTTCGGTGAATATCGATGGGCTACAGATGGTAAGGGTGACATTATAGAAGGTAAGCCTTACCATGATAAGGATGGTGTATCAGATATTATGGATTCTATTAGATACCCATTCCAAAACCTATTTTCAAAAGGTGTTAAGCCTAGCTTTGGTATGGCTGGTGGTGGTAGAGCTGAGAAGCAAAAAAAGCTAATAGGTAACTCTAGAGACCTCCAAAAAGTAGCTAAAAGTGTAAATAGTGACCTAATGAAGCAAAAAATAGGATCTTTAGCTACAGATCAGACTTTAAATGCGAAAAGTAAAGCTAAGAAAAAGATAATGTGGTGATTCTTTCGCAAGAAACACTTAACATAAGTAAAAGTTGCGTAAAACAGCAATCTTTATGGTATATATAAGTATACAACGGAGAAAATATGTCAAAAATGAACCTGCTTAATCATATTAACATATATGAAGATGCAAATGCAACTAATAGTCCAAGTTTAAATAATGTCAATTGGACTTCCGATCAATGTGGACTAGACATTCAAGAGCCATGCTCTAAGTCATTGAAATTACAATCGGGACAGGTTTTAGATCTTTTTTCTGGAAATGTTCTTATTTCAGACGACAATACAACTACCTACGATATAACTTTAAAAGCAAGTACCAGTAATACTTACATTTTATCCCATAACGGTGGAACTGCACCAGTCTTTAGAGAATCTAGAGCTACTGGGGCTGACGCCACAACAGAAGTTACATTAACAAGAAACGGCACTGTGATGGAATTATCATCTACTGGTGGGACTCCATTAGATCTTCTTGTAGGAGGTGTTCAGGTTGGGGATAAGGTTAGGTTAGGTACTTTATTTAATCAAGCTAATCAGGGATTGTACACTATTATAGCTGTAACTGCAACTTCTATTCAATATGAAGATTCAAATGGTCAGGTAGAAGGTCCAATAGTTTTAGTTAATTTCTTATCAGAAGTTCAAATTTTTTCACAAGACGGTGTTCAGAAAAACGATAAAGTTAAACTTACAGCTGGATTTTCTCCTGTAAGTTTAGGTACTTACGAAATTACAGATGTAAATCCAGACTATATTGAAATATATAGCGGAACAGCACTTCCAGTAGAGAGTAACGTGACAGCACAACTTTCTATTTTTAACAATTCAAAACAATTTATATATATAGAGTCAGATAAAGAGTTAGATATTACCATTGATGGCGTGTCTGTAGGTAATATCAAACCACTAGGGGCTGGAACTAAACTTAAAAGAGGCATTCTGCTAAAAACTGGAGATATGATTCAAGCTTCAGTGGAAAATAAATCATCGTCAGAAGCTGCAATTTTTTACGTTACAGGCGAATAGGTAATATATGAGCGACAAAAAAGAAGAAAAGGCTAAGGGTAAAAAACCTCTTATAGCCTCTCCAATCCAAGAAAGACAAGATGAGTTTAACGAAATAATTGCTAAAAACTCTGGTCATGGTGATTACATGACGGATATTATCAAAAACGCAATTGGTTCTGCAGACAAAAAGAGAAAAGTTCCTCGACTGGCTATTACTGAAAACCCTCTAAATAAAGACCACTATGCTGGTATTTATAAGCTTAAGAGAGGTTTACTACCAGAAAGAGCGATTAAGTCAATTAGAGTACACAATCTTCTAGTAGCTGGTATCCTTCGTGCTCGTGGTAACTCGATGTCGATGTTTGGTCATATCCAAAAAGACAGACATGATATTGGTATTGATCTTACACTCAAAGAAGAGTTTCAAAAAGTTATTGAGCCAGAACAGATGGTTAAGATCCAAGAAAGAATTGATAGAACTCTAAAGGTTTTAGTAAACTGTGGTTTTAACGAAGGTTTGGAAGAAAAAGAAAAAATGACTCTTCCTGAGTTCTTGGATATGCAAACTAGAAACGGATTAGCGTTTGGTACTTTTGCAACAGAGGTTATTTACTCTGACGATGACAACAAAGAGTTTCATAGATTTAGACCTGTAGATGCTGGAACAATATATCACGCTGTTAAAGACGGTGAAGCTGCTGAGGCAGTTCGTAGAAACTCTATACAATTGATTAAACAAATGACTGGTGTTGATATAGACACAGATATTCTTGAAAAATACCAGTACGATTGGGTTCAGGTAGTTGAAGGATTTCCAAGACAAGCTTTTGCACCAGAAGAATTAATTGTTTATAATCTATATCCTTCAACTGATGTTGAGCACAATGGATACCCAGTAACTCCTCTAGATACAGTTATCACAGCTGTTACTACACACTCTTCTATTGAGCACTACAATAAACTGTACTTCCAAAACGGTAAGGCAGCTAAGGGGATGTTAGTAATTCAGTCAGATGAAATCGATCAAGCAACAATTGAGGATGTTAAGCAGCAGTTTAATGCTTCTATCAATAGTGTTGAAAATTCATTTAGAGTACCTATTTTTGGTGTTTCGTCTACGGATAATGTAGAGTGGGTATCAACTACAGCACAAAAGAAAGATGGTGAGTTCGAGTACTTATTTGATCAAACAACTAGAAATATCCTATCTGCATTTAATATGTCTCCAGATGAATTACCAGGCTTTGCCCATCTATCAAGAGGTACTAATCAGCAAGGTCTTTCTGAAGCAAATAATGAGTGGAAATTAACTGCAGCTAGAGATACAGGTATCAGACCTCTTATTAATCATTGGGAAAACTTTTTAAACAACAAAGTATTTCCTCTAATTGATCCAGAGCTATCTCAACTGTGTGATATTGTTCTTGCTGGATTTGATGCTGAAACAAGAGAAAAAGAATCTCAAAGACTTCAAACAGATATGCCAATTCATATGACGTATGACGGGGTAATGGAAAATACAGAAAAAGAGCTTATCGGACCTTCAATGGGCGGTAACGTTCCTTTTAATGAATTTATAAGGCAAATATCAGATAACCACATGACCGTTGGTAAATTTGAAAGTTTCTATATGGATTCTCCAACAGCTGTTTTTGATCCGATTTTAAACTACAGAAGAGATCAGTTCTTTTTTCAATGGTTAGAGATGTTAACGGAATTAAACCCTACAGCTGCACAGGCTTATTTAGTTGGGTTACAAGGTGAAGCAAAAAGAAAAATGATGGATTTATATATACAAGATTATTTAGATGAATCAGATGTTGATAAGTAACAAAAAGAGGAAATTATGGCAGGTGTAGATTATAAGACTAAATACCTAGATATGAGGTCTAAATTTAAAGATAGTTGTGAAAGCTACTATAAAATGGGATATGAAGAGGGAATGAAAGAAGCCCAGATGCAAGCCCAAGCTGAGGCTCAACAGCAACAGCAAGAAGAACAAATGATGCAGCAAGGTATAGATCCAGAAACAGGTCAACCTATTGAACCTCAAATAGATCCAGAAACTGGTCAGCCCATTGACCCTGCTATGCAAGGACAAGAGATGTCTCCAGAAGAAATGGGTGAAGAAGCTGGAACTGAACTTGATCAGCAAATTGGTGAGTTGGAAAGTCTAGTATCTAAAGGTGAAAAGCCTAAAGTTACAGATATTAGAAAAATTGTTAGAGAAATTGCAGACTTAAGAAAGAGTCATAAAAACGCACTTAAAAGTAACCATAAAGAGGTAACTGTTTCTGAACAAAAAAACTTAGTAAACGGAATATTGAAAAAGTGGGAAACAGAAGCGAATACAAAATCTGTTACTGATAACTTAGAAGAAATAATCCTCAAAGAAGGAATAAAGTTAGAAGAATGAAAGGTCTAGGAATAAAGGCTACTGAGGCTATCGAAAAGATGGTCTCAGAACGCTTTGACAAAATTTCCTTGAGTTTTTTAGGTTTAGTTCCAAAAATATCTAAAACCAAAAAAATAGTATTTAGCACAGCTAAGAACAGTTTAACTTCCTTATTTTTAAAAGCTTTAGGTACTAAAAAACCCAATACAGACGAAGAGGACACTTTAAAGGTTCTTTTAAGGATTGCTAGTGGTTATGTAGACGCTCTTAAAGAGAGAACTCAGTCTAGAATTATTCACGATATAAATGCCTATGTATTAGAGCAAAACCTTAAGGGTGGAAAAGTAAGTACAGATAAGGCTAAGGGAATCTTTAGAGATGAGATGTCTAAGGCTGGTAAGCACTTTAAATTGATAGCCAACAGTGAGTCAAATAAAACAGCCAATATAGGTACTGCTTTACAGATTTCTAAAGTTGGAGAGTCCAACGGTGAAAAAGACCCTACTGTGTTTTTTATTGTCACTGTGGATGATGTTACAGGTTCGGAAGAGTTTAAGTTACACCTATTACCAGACAGAAAGACGCCAAGATTATGGAAACTATCAGAAATAGGAAGTACTTACCATAAAAAAGGTGAAAAAAACCCTAAATTCGCAGGGTTACATCCAAATTGCAGATGTAAAATTACATATTTAGCTGAAGGTTTTGGTTTTGATGAAGCTGGTAAGGTTACTTGGAAAGGACTTGATTGGAACGAATTAGAGTATCAAAGAAAAAAATACGGTAAAGTGGCATAAAAATGTTGCATTATATTAAAAACGTGGTATAGTTAGTTATTCTCCTTTGTTGAAGAATGTTTCTCAAGCCCTCAGACTACTCTCCCTTGTCTGGGGGCTTATTTTTTTAAAAAAAAGCTTGCATTGTGATTATAATCTGTTATAATTAAAGTATGAAAACAACTAATAAATATTTTTACCAAATCGAAGCTGCTAACAAAGTATTAGAGATGGCTTTAGATACTAGCCTTGTTGCCTCTATCTTGGCAGCTGCACCAGGTTCTGGTAAATCTACTATGGCTATCCATATTCTTAACAATCTTTTTAAGATTAAGCCAAACTTTAAAGTTATTATTTTAACTCACAACCAAAATATTCTTAAAGATCAAATGATTGACAATTTTGAAACACCTAATGTAGATGTTAACTTTACTTTTGGTGCTTTTGGATCTGGAAGTCAAGTAGAGATTGGAATTCCTTCTAGTTCTGCTGATATTACTGAAATGGATTTATTAATGGTTGATGAAGCTCATCAATACTACTACGAGCCAATGGTCGATAAGATTGTTGCAAAGTTTAACCCTAAGCATCAAATCCTTATGACAGGATCACCTTCTTACTTTATCAAGTACAACAATGCTGTAGATAAGTCTAACAAAGATATCAAGAAGTTTGGTATTCACTTTATTGCTGCAAATGACCTTTTAGATGGTGTTTTTTCAGCAATCGATTTAGACGTTGTTAGATATGATGGAAATAATCTTTTAGAGAAGGTTAAGGCTGTTTATAAGCAAGCTAAGCAACGTAGATACAATATGACTAAAGTTATGTGGGCTTGTAGTAATATCAAAGAAGCTAATGATGTTGCTAAGATACTTAAAGAAACTTTTAGAAAAGAAGTGTTTGTTTCTACTTCTAAAAATGACAAAGACAACGATCAGATTGATAATTTTAAAAAATCAACTAACTCTATCCTTATCGTTGTTAACAAAGGGATCTTAGGATTTTCTGACAATACAATTACTTCTTTAGTTGACTTCAAGTGCTCTAAAGACCTTGACAACAGAAATCAGTTTTTTGCAAGAGGTTTGAGAGTTCACCCTAACAATATCAAGAAAGCTTACCTTTCAGTTTCTACTAGTGAGAATTGGAACAGAGAAGGACAAATCCTCAATCAAGTAGTTAGCCTAATGGACAGAAAAGTTTTTACAAAATATGACGGTACACCACTTAAGAACAGTATGAAGGCGGCTTAAGGTTTAAAGAACCTTTTGTGACCTACTGGTTTACTGTCAATATGTATCCAGTTACCCTTAATATCTTCCATCCTAAGGTTTAACCTTTCTAGATGGGGAATTATCAATTGTCTCATTTCGTGACAAAGTGCAGGGCTAGAGTACCCTTTAAAGTGAAAATCAACCGCTATACCAGTAATGTGACCAGAAGTTTTTGATTTAGATCCTATAAAGACATTGTAATCTTGCCCATGTCTCTTGTGGTCAGGGTTATTAACACTTTTAGGTCTTATCCAAACGTGAACATTTACTGGTAACCCTATTGTGTCTCTAATATCATCCATTTTTTTTGCAAACTCAACTATATCTTTTTTTTCTTGCTCAGATGGAATGTGAAACATTTTCCAACTTGGAAGGTAAATAACTTCTCTGACTTTAAAGTGTTTACTTATTTTAGCTTCTGGGTTGTTCCAGTCAATTTCCTCTTTTTCGGGCTTTTTTTCTTGTTTTTTGTCTTTTTTTGCTATTTTTTCTTGTTTTTTGTCTTTTTTTGCTATTTTTTCTTGTTTTTTGTCTTTTTTTGCTATTTTTTGTTCTTTTTCGGGCTTTTTTTCTGTTTTTAAAAAAGACATTATAAATTTAATTAGTGCTTCCATACTTTATAGATTGCTATTTGTGGTATATATAGTTTGTGGAAATTACAATAGAATCACCAACGCTTGCTAAGGTGACAAATGCAAGTCAAGAACAAATCGATACTCTTAGGCAACAGTTTGCTTATGAAGATGGTAAAATCAAAGAAGAGTTGCGTAGACATCGGAACAATAGATGGTGGAAACAAAAAAATTACGACACTTGGGAAGATAGGGAAATAGAGTTACTATCTCAAGTTAGGTGTAATGTTTTGACAGATACTGGAGCTAACTTTACTATGAAAGCAGGTTCTATACCTTACATTAGAGGTGTAGAGTACACTTTAACCAACAAAATCTCCTATCCAGCTCTAAAACCTATCAAATGGGCTGTAGAGCCTGAGTTTGACCCTTACGAATACCAAGGCACGTCTGTAGTAGAATTGCTTAAAATAGGACATGGGAACGTTGAGCTACCTACAGGTTGTGGAAAAAGTTTTATATTAATGATGTTGGCTCAACAAATCGGTGAAGACGTAGTTATCGTAGTACCTTCTGCCTCTATTTTTAAAGAACTGATGCATGAATTTCAAATTAGATTGGGAAAAAAGAATGTGGGTGGTTACGGTGATGGTAAAAAAGATATTAAAAAACCAATTACTATAGCCATTGGTAGATCTGTAACTATGTTAAAAGAGGGAACTCCTCAGTATGATTTTTTTGCTAATAAAAAAGCATTATTAGTAGATGAGTCTCATACTTGGGGTGCTGATGGGCTTGACAAGGTTTGTCACGGTGTTCTAAAAGATGCTCCAAGAAGATTCTTTATGAGTGCTACACAAACTAGGGGTGATGGTACTGTTAAAGTATTACAATCCATTGTTGGAAAGAACGTACTTCAAATGTCAATATCTGATGCAATTGACAAAGGCTTTCTATGTCCTTTGAAGTTTTATGTAAAAACTACCTTTAGCCCGTCTACCTTAAGAAAGTCAGATCCACTTGAGTGTAAAAGAGAGCATTTATTACGCAACCAAGAAGTAGCTAAATTCTTTGCTAACATTTCAAATGTCATGTGGGAAAGTATGCAAGAATCTACTTTGATTTTGGTAGAGGAATTGTCTCAAATAGCCAGAATTGCTAAGCTACTTAAAGTACCCTACACATATATACACTCTGGATCTAAGAAAGATGCTGCTATATGGGGTTTAGAAAAGGTTAATCTAACGGATGAACTAGAAAGGTTTAATAGTGGCGAAGTAAGGGTTCTAATAGGGACTAAATCAATAGCTACTGGAACTAATATATATCCAACACACAATGTGTGTAATTGGGTAGGTGGAAGCTCTGAGATCGTTACAAAGCAAGGTACGATGGGGAGAGCTACTAGATGGATGAAGAAAAAGTACGCTAAATTTCACAAACCTAAAACTCAATCTAAAATATGGGATGTTGATGTTGTAAAACAAACAATTCTAGGTAACCAGTTAAAAAAACGTGTTAAATATTACGAAGAAACTGGTGAAGAAGTAGTTTATGTCAAATAATGTGGTATATATTAACTAATGGCTAGAAAAAAAATCAACGATAGACATTTTCAGAAATTAGCTGAGAATATCAAATACATTATTGAGGATAACGAAGGACTCATAGGAGACCAGCAAGCCCAAGTAGAAAAACTAGTAAATTTAGAGAGAAAGTTTAGAAACGACATATCTAAGTACAGTCAAGCAGTTAGGGTCTATAGAAATTTTATAAGTTTCATAAACGATAAGGAAGATGGTCTAGGCAATATTTTAAAATCTCAATCTTATTTTAGAGAAAGTTCTAAGAATTTTAGTTCCAACATCTCTCCAGCTATAAGAGCCAAAGATCCTCAAGCTCTAATGAAGTTCGACATTAACTACCAACTTATTAAGTATATATCGGATAACTGGGAAGGAGATTTACCAGAAAGATCTCAAAGATACTATACAGAAATACTAGAAACTAGAAATATATTAATTGAAAACAACCTACCCTTAGCTATCAATAGAGCTAAAATATTTTACAGTAAAACGCCAAAATCACATTTAGGATTACTAGACTTAATAGACATATGTGTTTGTGGTCTTATAGCTGGCGTTGATAAGTATACTGGTGATTACAGGAAGGTATGGGCTTCTGTTAGTATAGGTAGAATGGTTGGCTTTATGATAGAAGAATACTCAAAATCCTTCATTAATCTATACCCTAAAGAAAAAAAGATACTTTATAGAGCAAATGCCCTGAGACACAGGATGAAGATTGATAACATTAAAGACCTTACAGATGCAGTTAACGAAAGTTTTTTAGAAGATAAAGAGAAAGGTAAAAGAATCCCAAAACTACCAATTACAGAAATACAAATTACTACACTAATGAACGGATCTAACTACATTAGTGTAGATAGTAAGTTAAGTGAAGAGGGTGAAGACGAAGAGGGTGTTGGCATTTATGACTACACACCTCACCCAGATATGGTTGAAGATATAGTTGAAAAAAAAGATGCTATGGAACATGTAACAAACGCATGTACTAGTTTAGAAGTTATAGAAAGAAAAGTTATTAGACTAAAAGGAGTGGAATTGTGATTTCGTACAACAACAACGTTATTTGTGAGCCTTATGTGAAAGAAGGTGGAATTAGAAAGAAAATACAGGGTGGAATGGCTACAATCTCCCAAAAAACTGCATTAATAGGTCTTAAAGTGTTGAGAGATGCGTATATAACCAAAGACCTATCTATTAAGAAAGGCTCTGTAGTCTACATTAAAGAAGAAATACTACATACAACTCCTCAGTACTCAATTCCACTAATTTGTGAGGACATGAAGGAATCTTGTGTTATAATTAATTTTGGACATGTGTCTTTTGTTAAGGAGTAGTAAATGAATATATTAAGGATCGGTGATCCACACGTTATGATTTCAAACCTAAAAGAGTCTGAGAAGTTAATAGACTTTGTTGTAGCGACTGCTTTGGATAGAAAAATAAACACTATAGAATTTCTTGGGGATCTATTCCATACACACGCTGTGATGAGAGTTGAGATTGTAGATTTTTGGCAGAAGGCTTTTGAAAAAATAGAGTTAGCTGGTCTGGAGTGTAGGGTTTTAGTTGGTAATCATGATCAACCTGGCTCTAGAGAGAAAGAGCAGGTTATGAATGCTCTTAATATATTTAAAGATGACGGTACTGCTGATTGTATGAGGATGATTCTAAACGAACCTACGATAGTAGATGGAATCGCATACATACCGTACATGAGCAACAAAGAGGAGTTTTTAAAGGCTTCTCAAGATCTGTACAGCCAAGGAGCTACAAAGTTATTAGTAGCACACCAGACGTTTACAGGTGCTCAATATGACAACGGCTTTTATGCTGAAGATGGAATAGACCCATCTTTGGTAGCACAAGATGCAATTATTAGCGGTCACATTCATGCCAACCAACAAATTGGAAAATGTGATTACCCAGGCACTGCCAAATGGGATAATATGAGCGATGCCAATAAAGACAAGGGAATTTGGATTTATACCCATAATGAAGATAGATCTGTAGCTTCTAAAGAATTTATTTCTACTTCTAAAGTACTTACTCCTATCTATAAGCACACTATGATTGAGGGTGAAAAGGAAGCTGAGCTTTTTGAAAATGCTAAGAACTACATTGAATTGGTAGGTAAATCAGCTTGGATCACCAAGATGAAAAAGAAGTATAAAAATAAAGCTCAAATCAAAGCTAGACCTACAGATAGAAAAATAGGTAAGATTGACAAATTTGATAACATCAGTATATACGACTATCTTAGAGGTGAAATGTTTAGTTTGATAGATGGTGTAGAGACAAAAGACGTTGTTAGTTATCTGGAGAATGTAAGTGGATCTAATTAAAAAAGAACAAGATGTTGTAACAGATCATAGAAATATGCTCCAAGTGTCTAAAAACATATCCCAATTCCAACAGGAAAACTTAAAATCTTGGGCATTTATCTTCTTAGACGATGTTGATACGATCAAGGTCTCTTGGAATTTCTTTAGAAAAAATAAGACTAAAGATTTCTTTGCAGGTAAAGTTATCTACGACATCGGCTTTAAAGAGGATAGTGAATTAGATATGGAAAAGGTATCTAAAGGTATTGATCAGATAGTTGCTTGTGTTAAGTTTCTTTTTTGGTCTGAAACTAAAGTAGAGATGAAAATAGATGGTAAAAAATGGAAAATAAACAGTTAAATCATACATCGTTTGATTTTAGTCAAGAAGAAAGAGAATCTTTAGACAACTATAAGTCAAACGGATGTCCTAGTTTACTAAAGACTAGTGAATCAGACGCTTTTCAGTGGTTTGAACTGTATATGTCTGGAAAGACCTATTTGGAAATCGCTACACTAACAAACTCAAAAAGAGATGTTATTCTGTATTTTAGTGAAAAGTGTGCGTGGCACGAAAAGAGAATGGCTCACTATTCAGATATGAGCGATGCTGTTGTTGCTAAATGTATGGCTTCAAAGCTAGAGGCACTAGACACTATGACCACTATGGTAAGTGCTTTGAACAAGTATTACGGTGGAAAATTTAACAAATACTTAAAAAACAAAGATGACAGTATTATTGAAGAAATAGATACTAAAATGCTATCTCAGTATTACAAAGTGATGGACTCTATAGATAAAATAATCAACCCTAAAAACCCAGAAGAGCCGAATTCTGGAGTACCTAAGGCTACAGCTTACACTCAAAATACAAGTGATGTGTTAGACTCTATAGAGGATGAAGATGGTGAAGTAAGTGAAAACGAAGCTTCTGAGGCTCTTAAAAATCTAGCTATCCTATCGAGATCACGTAAAAAATAAAAATATGTGAAATAAATACATACTTTCTTACACATTGTGTTATAATTTAGTCCTAAACAACCAATCTTCACAGGAGAAGAAATGAAAAAACTTTTAGGAATGCTTTTGGTACTGATGATGAGTCTGACAATCAGTGCAAAAGAAATTAAATTAACGTCAGACAATACAGTAAGTTTAAGTACTTCTTTTAGTTCTTCATCTATTTCTACCTTAAAACAAGATCTACTTAAGTTAGATGCCAATTTGAAAAGTGGATATCCTATTTATTTAGTACTAAACACGCCAGGTGGATCTGTACAAGCAGGTTTGGAGTTGTATGAGTTCGTAAACGGACTAAATAGACCAGTACATACAGTTACCTTGTTCGCAGCATCTATGGGCTTTCAAACAGTTCAAAACCTCGGTAAGCGTTATATTATTAAGTACGGTGTTCTCATGTCTCACAAGGCTAGAGGTGGCTTTAAGGGTGAATTTGGAGGTGGACTGTCTCAACTTGATTCTAGATATGGAATGTGGTTGAAGAGAATCGACATGCTAGACAAAACTACTGTAAAAAGAACTAATGGAAAACAAAGTCTACAATCTTACAGATCTGCTTATGACAATGAGTTATGGTTAAATGGTCCTGAGGCTGTGGAAAAAGGTTACGCTGATGAAATTGCCACGGTATCTTGTTCGAGTGACTTAGCTTCAAAAACAAGAGATAGTGTAATTAACGTTATGTTTTTTAAAATTAAAGTAAAGCTATCTGGATGTCCAATCTTAACTGCTCCTCTTTCTATGAGTGCTGAGTTACTAACAAACAAGGGATATATGGATCTTCAAAAATTCTTAGAGTCTAACGGTAAGTTTGGAGCTAGTTGTGAAGATAATTCAAATGAACTATGTGCTTATGATAAAAAATTAAATTTAGGTATCTTACAAGAAGCGATGGAAAAACAAAAAAACATCATTAATAGAGATTTAAAAGATCATATTGAGTACTCTTACTAGACAGTGAATAATTACTTTTAAAAAGCCCCTTAATTGGGGCTTTTTTTGGCAATTGTGGTATAATAGTAAATCAGGAGATCTTTATGATTATTAAGTTTGTATGTAACAACCCAGACTGTGACAACGAAATAAAAAAATTCTTCAAAGAAGCAAAGGATATTTCGTCTTTTCTCGATTGTGGAGCTTGTGGTACAGGTAAGCTGGAAAGGACTCTTGGAGCACCAACCTCTAAAAGTACACAATTCATAGATAACGGAATTCAAGCCAGAAGAGTTGAAGTAATGGATGCGGTGGTAGAAAAAACCAGAAAGAAAAGTAGAGGGGAAGAAGACTAATGTTATCAATTAAAAGTTTAACGTTTAACAATATAGCTACATTTGTAGAAGAGCAGACTGTTGATTTTACTCATTTTGACAAATTAATACAAGTCAACGGTCAAAATAACGATACAGGTGGTGGGTCGGGTGCTGCTAAGTCTAGTATCTTTCATGCTCAAGACTACCTGTTTGGTATTAACGATATACCTGCTACAGCAATGCAATCTAGACTTACAAAAGAGTCTATGTACGTTGAAGGTGAGTATATAGCTAACCAAGTACCTTTAACTATCAGAAGATGTAAGAAAAACGGTCTTACTATTAAGTATGGTGATGAAGTTGTAAGTGGAAACGTAAAATTAGCTGAAGAGAGGTTGTGGGAAATTATTGGTATTCCTAAGAAGTTATTTAAAAAGATGATTCATAAGAAACAAAAAGAAGGTGGTTTTTTTCTTAACCTAACTGGTAAAGAATCTTATGAGTTTTTAATGACAGCTTTGGGTTTAGAAGAGACCATTAAAAAGTCCTACAAAATTGATCTTGATATTAAAGATATCAAGTCTAAGATTCAAGAGCTTATACAGGCAATTGAGCTTAAGGAAAAATCTCTAGAAGACGTTAAGCAACTTAGGGAATTTGAAAAAGAACCTGTAGTTGACTTTGACGCTAGTAAGGTCGGTATTCTCGAAAAAGAAATCAAAACATTAGCAGAAGACTCTAAAAACAACGATTTAAAAAAAGCCGAAGAATTGGCAAAAATATCTATTGAAAAACCTGTAGAGCCGCAACCTATATCCAATGCAGAAGATGAGGAAGAGGTTTCTAAATTAGTAAATCAAATAGCAGACCATAAGGCTGAAATAGCTGAGATCGTAAGAGTATCGTCAGAAAACATCTCTAAATTGGAAGTTGCTAGAAATGAGACAAATAAAGAGTTAAACTCAATACCTCATCACGAACAAAGTATAAATATACTAGTTACGGGGATCAATAAGACTGTAGAGCAAAAGAAACATTTAGAAGAAAGTAATTGCCCTACCTGTCTCCAACAGTGGAGTGATGAAGGTGCTGTAGCCAAAATACAAGAGTTAACTAGTAAGATTGAAGATTCTAAGGTATCTATACTAGCATTAAAGGAATTTATAGATAAGAAACCTTTGTTGGAAAGTAAGTTACAAGCTATAGATGAAGCACATAGTTCATTTGATGTTAAGGACAAAGTAGAGGAAATTAACAAAAAAGTAAACGAAATCAACCAATCCATAGTTGAAATCAATGCTTCTAAGATAAGTAAAAATTCAGATATTGAAAATAAGTATCTTAAAAAACTAAGTGACTATACTGCCAAGCTAAATGTAATAGAGGGTAGTTATAATAAAAACGCCACAGATATTAAAAGTAATCTAAGTTCAAAAGAAAGTGAGTTAAAAAATATTCAAAGCCAAATGAGCAACTATCAAAACTCTCTAAATTCATATAAAGAAAGAGTGTCTAACTTTGAAGTTAAGATAAAAGAAATGCAATCTTCTCTAACTGCAGATAACGACAATCTTAAAGATAGCAACTATAAACTCTCAGTAGCAGAAGAATCCAAAAGAGTACTTAAATCGTACACCTTGCAGGTATTCCAAGATACACTGGATTATATCGGGTCTTACGCTACCGAAATCTTATCAGACATACCTAATATGATGAATACAACTATCTACTTTGAAGGGTGTAAGGAAAACAAGTCTGGAACAATCAAGGATGAAGTTAATGCTATTGTAAATATGTGTGGTTACGATAAGGTTAATATCAAAACTCTATCGGGTGGAGAAAGGACTGCGATTGACCTAGCTGTAGATTTAGCTGTTATAGATATGATAGAGTCTAAGGCTGGTAAGGGTGCTGATTTCTTTATTTTAGATGAACCCTTTAACGGTCTTGAGGATATTAACATTTCTCAGTGTTTGGAAGTTCTTAAGCAGATAGACACTAACAAAAAAATCATAATTGTTGACCATAATCCAATTGCCAAAGAAATGATTACAGATGGGATCACAGTTGTCAAGGAAAATGGAAAAAGTGTGGTATTATAATGTATCGGAGTTTGAATGAGCAAAATTAGTCAAGAGTTAGAAGTAGATATTAAGCGTTTTTTTGAAAACATGGAAAAACAGGGTCACAACGATAGAGTTCTGAGTCTTAAGATTTTATTTGAAAAACACCTCTTACTAAACACTTCTGACTATATGTTGGATAAACACGATCTATTTACTATTATTAGTGGAGCTAAAGGTCTGTTTGCAAGTAAGAACTTCCCTATCTATTTAGGAGATAAGTGTAGGTTAGTACCCAAAGGTGATCAAGCTAACTTGTGTGTTATTGAATCTACAATTCAACATCTAAATAATAAAAAATGTTTAAAGAAATTACCAAAATTTAACTACAAAGAAAACAAACTTAAGGAGTAGTAATGGCTGATAAAGTTCAAAAAGTTAAAGACAAAATAGAAAAAGATCACGGTATCTTTTTTGAAACCCTATACCCTATGGGAGTGGCTGAGTTGAGTACTAATCTTTTACAGTATACAAAATTTCTAGAGGAAACAAAGAATGCTATTAGTAGTAGCGACAAGGTAAAGAAGTTGCAAGAGGTTGTGAAAGAAAAGTCTAAACCTTACGACACTGTTATTAAGCAGTCTATATCTAAAGTAGAACAGTTAAAAAAGTTTGTAGATGACTCTATTTGTAAAGAAGACCTTGAACTTCAAATGATTAAGTATACGATGATTGCGGAAGATTTCAAAATTAAAAAAGATAATTGTCCTGACCTACAGTATGCAAAAGA